ATTTTTTAGGAATATATTCCTCCATTAGTCCTTGTGTCATTCCTGATGCTAATTCACCAGCAATTGGACCACCTGCCATTGATGCTAATGCTCCCACTGCAGTTGATGCAATAGGAATTCCGGTGCTTACAACTGCTGGTAAAATTTGCTTTTGTGTGTATTTACCAATATCTCTCATACCTTTATTTAAAGTAGGGTCTTTAACTGCATAAGCCATAGGATTAATATATTCAGTTCCTTTATTAAATCCACTTGTTAATTTTCTGGTAGATTTTCTAAAAGACTTACCAATATTAACTTTACCTCCTACCATACTACTATAAGGATAATTTTCATACATAGACATTTTAATATATATTATTTATAAAGGTATATTTTTAATTGCTTTTTTTTGTTTGATGTGTTTAATTAGTGAAAAAGTATTTCTTGACGTCCTCTGGTTGATAAAATTTTTCACTCAAAAATATGTTCTTTTTAAATAATTGTTTAGCATATTTAGACTTTAATTTTTTATTGTCATCAAAATATATTCTTTTCAATCCTATTTCTACACCATCACCTCTTGTAAATTGATATTCAGCATCTTTTTTGATTTCATCTTTAATAGGAATTGGTTTGCCTGTTCTTGGGTCAATAGGTCTTTCAGGAGGTTTCCATTCACTAATATCAGTTGGTTCATATTTTAATTCTTTTGCTTTAGGTCTTTCAATTTTAACTCTTTTATATTCAATATCATGTCTTTCACACCAAAGTTTCCAATAAAAATTATACATACCATTAAATACTTTTCTTCTATCCTTAGCGGTATTTAATTTGTTTTTAAATTCTTCTTTCTTATCTTCATATTTAGGATTATCAAGTTTGTTGTTATAAATTTCTATATCTTCTAATTCTCTTATAGTTTTCTTTTTCAATACACTTAACATAACTCTTATTTCATTATCATCAGCATTTTCATTCAATAAAACGCCGTAATCTCTAAAATAACTATACATATCTAAATCCACAGGATATTTACCATACTCACTAACTTTATTATTTTTAATTGCTTCCATCATAGTTGCTTCTCTATATCCTTGTGGAATATCACCAATATAATAATAAGGTTTTCCTTTCAATTTCTCTCTTGGTTTTGGTTGTTTTGCTTTTTCTTCTTCTTTTAACTTTTTAGCCTCCTCTAATTTCTTCTTTTTTGCTTCTGCTAATCGTTTTCCTATTGCTTTTGCTTCTTCACTTCCTTTTTCAACTCTTGCTTTTGATGTTATTGATTTTTTAACCTCCTTAACTTCTGTTTTAATTCCTTTCTTTGCTTCAAGTGCTTTTCTCATCTTTTCTGCATGTGCTATTGCTTCAGGGCTTCCTTTCTTAAAACCCATTCCTTTTAATTGCATTACTATAAAATCATCACCGTCTAAATCGTCATTTAAAAATTGTTCTTTTATAACTCCATGACCAGTCATTCTTTTAAGGTTTTCTAATCCTTCTATTAATTCATACAATCTATCTTGTTTATCCATTAATTCGTCCATTAAATCCATATCTTGTAATCCGTTCATAAGGTTATCAATTCTTTCATATTCTCTGTTTAAAAATGGTAAATCTTGAACTCCGTAATCTTCTCCAACTTCAAACTCTCTTACTCTTGGAGGTGCTTGTGCTTGTTGTTGTCTTGGTTGTCGTACCCTCCTATTTGGATTTTGGTCTCCTTTATCAAATTCATTTAATAGGGATTTTTTAGCCTGTTTAGTTCCCCATAAATAAACTTCTTTTCTTTCAAATTGTTGCCTTTCTGTCATTTATAATTATATATATGACAAAAACTTTAAATGGTTTAAAAATTTCATTAGAATGCGAGGCTTGCCGTTGGTCTTATAAAAAGTATAAGGTTTTTTTTATAATTTTCTAAAATTTACAAAATATAGTAAAAATATACTTTTATCCTTATTCCAAAATGTAAATAACGGCAAATTTCTTATATTTTATATTTTTTACTTTAATCACCAGAGAAGATGATATGATAAAAAAGCAGGGGAATATAAAGGCATTGTTTCCCACTTCTTATTCCTTTTAAGAAATGCGTCACGTCTATCCATGTCTTTATGTTTAGTATAATCTTGGTATGGAATTTGACCAAAATGAACCCATTTATTATTATCAGGGTTTAAAATCATATATTTCTTATCCTTTTTAGTTGATAATTTAATTTCAACATCATTGCCGTATATTTCTTTAGCCAGTTTAAATACTTCATCAGGGTTAGAATATTTTTCAATTCCTCTCCCCTCAAACTTTGGTAAATTCTTATCTCCTTTAATTTTTTGCTTTAGTTTTATTTGTTCCTTAAGGTTAGATGGTTTTATCTCATCAGGTGTTAATGGAGTATTTTCACTTACTTTCTTCGTAGGTCTATATACCGGATATTCCTCATTCCCTATATCTTTCCATTCTTCTTTAAACCATCTACTTAATTTCTTTTCTTCTTTATCGTCACTGTATTTTCCACCAAGTTCTTTATAAGTTTTTACAATAAAACCAGATTTATAAGCACTTGGTTTTTCGTATTTTTCATCGGCAATCTTTTTTGCTTTTTCATAAATTTTAGGATTTAATATTTTAGGCATTATATATTATTTATCTGTTTTTGTTTCTATATTATTTTTAAATCTTAAATTTGACAAACTTAACTCTCTATCAGGTGTAGGAGGTAAGCCTAATTCCATTGCTCTCATTTCCTCTTCAACTTCAACCTCTACATTCCTATTAACGCTAACACACCCCCAACAAATGCTAAAGTTATGACATTTAGATTTTAAACAATATTTTAAAGCAAGTCCAACTGAACCCGTTAATATTGTTAGAGTTGTAATCCAAAATACACTGTTAAATTCACTCCACCAAGCCATTATTATATAAAATACTTATATAATCATAACTTTAAAAAAATATATATTTGTTTATCTTCCAAAAGCACTTGATGTACCCCTATTTAATGTATCATTCACTGCCATTTTATATAATATAAGATTATTTATCTTGTTATAGTATTATCAGTTCCTCTATTAATTGCTCTTGAAGCATTTTGAAGAAGGCAATAATCCAGACCTAATACTCTTGCGGAAGCGTCTCCATTATTTCTTAAATGTTGCCCCAGAAATAAAGCACTATCACCAGTAGTGGGATTTGTTGGGACATTCACCCAATCACTTGTAAAACTATTTCCATTATTTAAATTAACAAAAATACCTCTTGTTTGGTAATTACCTCCTGATAATTGAAACTCAATAGTCGTTCTACAATGATTACAAACAGCAGTATCTGGACCAGTTCCATTAGTTACCGCAACATTATTTACGTAAAACTGCCAATTTTGAGCGGTTGAATTAGCACTTGAACGCCTCCAAATTATTCCACCTAAATCACTATCGTCAGCATTGGGAGTAGATGTATTGTATAAACCAAATGATTTAGTGACATTAGTAGGTGAAGGAGTAGTAAATGACGCTAATGTCCCAGTTCCACAATCAACAAATCCCCAAGTTATAGACCTAACTTGAATGGGTCTAATTATTCTGTTTCCAGTTATTGTAAAATTATCACTATTGTTATTGGCTCCAGTTGATATACTTAACAATCCTATTCTTGATGTTAATTTTGTTCCCTGACCCGCATCTAATGAGACGTCGTATATTATTCTTGCCGCACCTAAAGTAGTTACAGCATTAAACCAACCAAAAGGTGCTGACGCAGTCCCGTAACTAACAAAATCGTCAAAAATAAATGGATTAGCGACATCCCAATAGTTATAAGATAATGTAGCAGTAGAAGGGTTGTAAGTTAATGGACCAGTTGTATCGTCTTGGAATAACGCTTTATTTCCTGTTCCGCTTGTTTTTGAAAAAGGAATATAATAAGTTCCGCTTGTATTATCGCTTGTCACCAAAGCGTTATTCGCACTTGTAGCAGTACCAGCAAAATTAGTAGCAGTTAAAGTATTTGTAGCATTGTCGTAAGACATCCCTCCTTGAAAAGTCATTAATCCAGTCGCACCAATTGTAAGTCTTGTAACACTACCAGTATTCATTGTAATATTACCAATACTTCCATTAACAGTTATAGAAGTAGTAGGAGTAATACCTGTTCCACCAGCAGCCATTGCCGCAAGAGTTCCAGATACACCAATTGAAGCATTAGTTGATGACTGAGTGGTTAATCTTATTACAGCAGTTCCAATTCCAGCCCCTGAAGTTCCAACCAAACTAACATCGCCTGCCAATACAGAAGGATTATAATTGCCTTGATTTGATTTAGGTAATACAAGAAGCTCTCTTGCGTTTGCTCCTCCTCCTGTACCACCGACACATTGTAATGCTATCTCATTATCAGGTCCTGTCACAGCATATCGTCCTCCGGTTCCAGCAGTATTATTACCAAGAGATAATAGTTGTGTATCAGGATTATAAACCAAAGGTCCGCTAACATCGTCCATAAATAACGCCTTATTACCATTTCCACTTGTTTTTACAAAAGGGATAAAATAATTTCCATTAGTATCATCGCTTGTTACCAAAACATTATTAGCATTTGTAGCAGTTCCACTAAGAGCACCACTAAAAGTAGTTGCGGTCAAAGTTCCACTGTTAGGATTATAAGTTAATGGGGTAGTTGTTGTATCAATACATAAAGGTCTTGAAGTAGCATCCTGAACAAAACAAGGATAAAAAGTAGTATTGGTAGTAGTATCAACAGCAACAACATTACCGTCAAATGTTGTCGTAGAACCAGGAAATGGACCGAATGTATTTGTAGCAGGATTATAAATACTTGAACCATTAGCACCAGTTCCAGCAATTGTAATTTGCCCAGTTTCATTAATATTAACCCTATTAACATTATTTGTTTTTAAAATAACATCACCATTCCCTCTTCCTTCAATAGTAATGTCGTTATTATTTTGAGAATGAACTAAAGCACATTGGTGTATTTCACCGTTATTCATATCTATTAATCTATTTGCCAAAGGCCCTGACACTTCAATACCATTGTTAAAAGTTGCTAATCCATTAACGTTAATTACTTGTAAATTTTCAGTTCCTTGAGCGTTAGGATATCTTAAATATCTTTTGTCCGCTTGATTTTGTGTTATAAATTCATCACCGCCTAAAAACACAGTTGAGTTAAAAGTCGGTAAATTTTCCGTTGGAGGAGTATAATCAGTCATTTATAATATAATAAAATATTATTACTATATCTTTAAAAACTTTATTAAATAAATATTAATATGTATTATATATAAATGAAAAAATCAGATATTGATAACACAACTGCAAGTGTAGAATTACATCGTAAAAATGACATAAGGAAAAAACCAAAAGAAAAACCAAATGAGATTGTTAATTTTTACGATGTTATACCAAAAAAATATTTAGATGATGTGGAAAATCCTAATTTTAATTTACATCACATTGAAATTCCTTTTAGAATGTGTGTAGTCGCTCCTTCGGGAAGCGGTAAGACCAATTTTGTTTTAAACTTAATAAGGGTTTTTAGTTCTGGTAAGGGAACTTTTGTTGATATTACAATAGTGACAAGGAATAAAGATGAACCGTTATATAATTGGTTAGCCGGTCAAAGTGATAATATAAAAATAGTAGAAGGAATGGTTAATAATCCTAAATTGGACGATTATGATAAAAAATATAACCATTTATTAATATGGGACGATTTGGTCTTAAGTAAGAATTTAGACCCTGTATGTGAATATTATTTGAGAGCAAGAAAAAAGAATGTGAGTTTAATGTTTTTATCTCAATCATATGTTGATATACCAAAGATGATAAGGAAAAACTCAACTTATTTGGTTTTGTTTGATTTGGGTGGAAGTAAAAGAGAACAAGATTATGTTATGAGAGAATGGTCGGGAGAATTGGATAAAGATGAACTAAGAGCAATATACGAAGATGCTGTCAAAGAAAAATTAAGTCCTCTTATTATTAAAGGTGGTAAAGTTAAAAAGAATGAAAAATATAGAAAAGGATTTGTTGGATTTTACAACCTTGACGAGTTTTTAAAAGGAATTGTAAGAACATTACCAAAATCTAAAAGAAGGATTAAAAATATAACAAATGATGAAGAAAAATCAATTAGTTCAGATAGTGATTAAATCAACTTGTTTGATTTAATCCGAGTGATTAAAAAATCTATAGGAATAAGAGAGTTGCCGTTGGTTCTTATATTTTGATATTTTGGAATAAGTATAAAAGTATATATTTATTATATTTATTAATTTTTAGAAAATCTTATAAATTTCCTTATCCTTTTTATAAGACCAACGACAAAACTATAATTTTATATAAAACAATATAAATATATATCATTATGTATAGTATATATAAAAATGCTTACAGATATTCAAATAGAAGATTTAGCGGAAAGAATGAAAGTTCCATTAGCAGGGGTATATTTTAAAGATGAAATACCAACTCCAATGTCATATAATAAAGTATATATAGTAAATTTGCAAGATAGCGAAACAGATGACGGAGACCAAAATAGTGGAACTCATTGGACTATGGCTTATATAAGAGAAACACCAAACGGAAAATTACAACCAATATATTTTGACCCATATGGTTGTCCTCCTCCT